TGCCGGAGCCGATCAGCGATCCTTTCTGGTGCAATGATTGTCCTTACGTCCACATTTGCAGACCGCCTATAGTCGGCAAAGAAGTTGAGATCATCGATGACAATAAAGTCGCTGAAATGCTGGATCGGCTTGAAGAACTTAAGCCGTACGTCCAAGAGCACAAGCAGATTGACGACGAGCTTAAAAAGATCCTCGAAGGCAAAGAGAAGGTCCTCGCAGGAAACTGGATCATCACTGGCAAGTGGATGGAGCGCAAAAGTTACGACGTTCCATCTGAGATCAAAGAGAAGTACGTGACAGTCACAAAGTATTGGAAACGAAACATAGAAAAAGTCACGGTGGAGTAACAATCAGCGGGGCGCCTCGCGCGCCCCTGCTGACATTTTGTCATAAAGAAGGAGGTAGTGAGTGATGGCTAAGTATTTCAAAGTGCTCGACGAAAACGGCTGTTCCTGCCACGGCGGCGATGCGGAATGGTCACTGCCGACGCGCAATGCGGACGGCACATGGACACCCGGCGAGTGGATGCCACCAGTGAAAGGGAAGCTTGTGCCATGCCTGAATGGGTACCACGTCGTGAGTATTGAACAATTGCCGATGTGGCTTGGCGAGAGGATTTTCGAGGCTCAGACGGGCGAGGAGATTGTGCATGCAGACGACAAATCAGTCGTCAGAACGTGTCGACTGATCCGGGAATTCGCCAGCTGGAACGAGCGCACGGCCCGGCTTTTTGCCTGCGACTGTGCGGAGCACGTACTGTCCCTGTACGAGGCGAAATACCCTGACGATCGCAGGCCTCGTAAGGCCATCGAGACAGCCCGGCGATACGCCGAGGGTAAAGCTGCTGTGGAGGAACTGACCGACGTATGGGACGCCGCATGGACCGACGTATGGGACGCCGCATGGGCCGCCGCAGAGGACGCCGCAGGGGCCGCCGCATGGGCCGCCGCATGGGCCGCCGCAGAGGACGCCGCATGGACCGACGTATGGGACGCCGCATGGGCCGCCGCAGAGGACGCCGCAGGGGCCGCCGCACGGGCCGCCGCATGGGCCGCCGCAGAGGACGCCGCATGGGACGCCGCACGGGACGCCGCATGGGCCGCCGCAGAGGACGCCGCATGGGACGCCGCATGGGCCGCTGAGCGACAGTGGCAGGTTGAGCGGTTGGGGGAAATACTAGAGCTTGCCTATCGTGAGCGCAGCGTGGGTGAAGATGACAGACCCGGAGGTGGCGAGCAGTGAGCATTAAACAAATCCACGTTTGTGATGGTTGTGGCAAAGAGCTGAAAGAAACCAAGAATATATACCATCTCGTTCTGAAAACAGATAGATATTATGACAGCGTCGAAATGACACATAACCTCGAACAGCTAGAATTTTGCCCAGTTTGCGCACGAGAAATAAAGCAAGTCTTGAAGCGGATAGCGGAAAAATTAGAAGGAGGTTTACACAATGGCGATCAGATTAACACGTGAGAGGAAAGAAAGGGGCATGTCACAGTTTGAGCTTGCGAGGATAACCGGGATACATCCCTCGGACATCAGCAAGCTTGAGAGCGGTAGATATCCTTGCCATGACAGCTGGAGGCGGCGTATTGTAGAAGCCCTCGATTGGCCTGCTGACAAGGCTGATGAGTTGTTTCGTGAAGAATAAACATATGGGAGGGAGAATAATGAGATCAATTAAGTTTCGGGCATGGAAAGATGGTATTAAATACAATGTGCGGACGCTGGCTTGGCATCATGAAAATATTGTTAACATACTAATATATGACGGAACGCTTGAGGGGAAATGGTTGTGCTCATGGGATGCTTTAGAGCAATTCACTGGACTATACGACGAGAATGGTAAAGAGATTTATGAGGGGGATGTAATTGAAGCTTATGACACTAAACTACGCGTCACATTTCAAGGAGTTGTGAAATTTGGTGATGCTTCGTTTTACATTGAGTCTACTACTGGAACCAAACATTTTCGATGGATAGACTATGTAGCGATCATTGTCATTGGCAACATTCACGAGAACCCAGAACTGGTGGAGGCGTTAGCATAAACACGGGGCGGCGATGATTGCCGCCCTTTTCTTTTCAACCTAAAATCAGCAAATGCTTGACAATAATCTAAGTATATGTATAATTATGAAAGTAAGTGGATGTAAACTGAAGGAGGTATAATCATGGAGGACAAAGAACGGCTATTGTCAGCCGAGGAAGTAGCAGAGTTACTTGGTATTAAATTGAACACTGCTAGGGGGTATTTTAGGACTGGTCGCATTAAAGCTATAAAGGTTGGCAAGCTTTGGCGTGTACGTGAAAGCGACCTTAAAAAACAAATTGAAAGCTATAGCATCTAAGAGGTGCATCAATATGGCTTGGATCGAAAGCCACCAAACATTGAGACACCATCCGAAAATAAAAAAACTCTCCCGCAAACTTGGTGTTAGTATCCCCGCAGCTATTGGGCATTTACATTGTCTGTGGTGGTGGGCGTTGGATTATGCGGATGATGGGGATTTGTCCAGATACGAGAAAGAAGACATAGCCGATGCTGCAATGTGGGATGTCGAAGACTCCGACACGTTTGTAGAGGCAATGGCTGATGCTGGCTTGCTAGACAATACCGGTAACGGCTATGTACTACATGATTGGGATGATTACGCAGGTAAGCTGATCGAGCGTCGGGAGGCCAACCGAGAGCGTCAACGGTTACATCGTGAAAGAAAAAAGCAACGTAACAGTGACGTAACAGTTACGAATGAGTTACGTAACATAGCTACCGTACCTAACCGTACCGTACCTAACCAAACCAATAAAACACATGCGCAAGCGCATGCTGGTGAGCCGGCAAAAAAAGCTAAAAGGACCCGTTTCGTGAACAACCTTTTCGAGGAGCAGTTTTGGAAGCTTTACCCTCGAAAGAGAGCAAAACAAGAAGCTCGCAAAGCATTTCAAGCGCTTTTTCCGGTCTCGCTCTCAAAAGAGCAGTGCAACAAACGCTGGCGCAATATTGTGCATCACATCGATGCACTAGTCGCCGAGGCCCGTCCACCCGACAAGCTACCCTACCCGGCCACGTTCTTGCGCCGGGAGAGTTTCGACGAACCACCGGCTGAACTGACGTCCAACAACGTGCCGGAAATGGAATTCGTGGAGGTGGAAAGTGACGATGACTAAAACGCTGCCGTATAACCTGCATTCAGAAAGAGCCGTGTTAGGCGCATGCCTTCTCGACGTCGACTTCCAAAGGTTTGCAGCGCGAACGCTCGTTTCCGACGACTTTTTCGACGCACGCCACAAGGAGGTTTTTCGTTTCATTCAAAAGACCGTGATCGCCGGTGAGCCGATCGACGTCGTAATATTTCTCGACCGCGTGCCGAAAGCGACACAAGACGAAACGGCGGTGTACATCGACGCTTTGCCGTCACTCGGGACGGCAAGCCACCACCTTCAGATCATCCGTGAGCAAGCCATACGGAGACGCCTCGCACTCGGGGCGCGTGACATATACCGCGCGGCAATGGACGAGAGCATAGACGTCTATGAAGTGACAGAGACGGCATACCAGAAGGTCCGAGAATGCACGACCGGTGAAAGAATCGCCGTGTCGGACCCCGAAATACACCAAGAAGCATACGAGCAAATGGTCCGTTCGTGGGGCGGCTTGCCGATGTTTCAAACCGGCATAGAAGAGCTCGACAACGACATCGGTGGCGGCATTTTCCCTGGTGAAATTATGGTCCTCGTCGGCGGCGAAGGAAGTATGAAGACATCATTAGCGCTTCACGCCGCAGATCATTACATTCAGAACGTCGGGCGAAAGGTGTTATTTCTTTCTCTCGACATGCCGGCATACCAGATCAATAACCGGAGGCTTATGCCGTTGCTCGGGTGTGACGAAAAGACCGTTATACAACATGCCGCGGAGGACACGAATGACTACCGAGAAGCACGAGAGGAGCGCAGCAGACGCGACCAAGGTCGGTTCAAGGTCGTACATGGTGAATATACCATTTCGGACCTTGAGCGCATCATACAGTTTGAGGCGCCGTCTGTGGTGATCCTCGACTATATGACGGCGGTTTCCGGTTATGACGACGAACTTTCGACAGCACGGGCTGTCACGTCGGCACTCCGGCGGTGGAAGCGCGAATTCGGATGTTCGTTTTTGGTGTTGAATCAAATGAGCGAGATCGCGCTGGCGAATCAAAGAAGAGG